GTGTTGCCGGCCCACGTTTTACCGCGCTTAATGTTGCTGGCGGTAGCCAAGCTGGTGCCCAAGAACTCGGCAACCTCTCGCAGCAGCGCGCCTTGCTCAAACATGCGCTTGGCCTCGGCCACTCTGTCGCCGTCCAACGTCTTGCCCCGCGCAATCCGGCGCACGTTGCCGTGATCGCTCACCTCGTACAGTTGTTCAAACCCAAGCACCGGCTTCCACGTTTCCATCTGCCTACTCCTTTCAAGGTGAACGGAGTATAGCATGAAGACTCCGATCCTCGGTCAGTCCTACGTTGTTCGCAGCCCCAACGCTGCGGCGGCGCGGCTCGTCAACCTTTACCCCGAGGCGCTGATTGAGGGTAAGGAAGCGGCGTACCTGCAACGCTGCCCGGGGCTGCGACTGGTCGCAACGGTTGGCACCGGCCCCATCCGAGGCATGTGGTCGCTGGGCGGTAACCTGTACGTTGTCAGCGGAACGAGCCTGTACAAACTCACCTCGACGTATGCAGCGACACTCATCGGCACCGTGATCGGCACGGAGCCGGTCAGCATGAGCGACAACGGCACGCAGTTGTTCGTGGCCGCCAACGGGCCGAGCTACATTTACAACACGTCCACCGGCGTCTTCCAACAGATCAGCGACCCGGACTTTCCTGGCGCTGTGACGGTTGGTTTTCTCGACCAATACTTCGTTTTCAATGAGCCCAACAGCCAACGCATCTGGGTCACTGAACTACTTGACGGCACCAGCGTCGATCCCCTTGACTTTGCCAGCGCCGAGGGCTCGCCCGATGGCGTGGTGAGCCTCATCGTAGACCACCGCGAAGTGTGGGTGCTCGGCACCAACAGCGTCGAGGTTTGGTACAACACGGGTGGACCTGACTTCCCGCTGCAACGCATCCAAGGGGCATTCAATGAGATTGGCTGCGCTGCGGCGTACTCGGTCGCCAAACTCGACAACACCGTCTTCTGGCTTGGCGCCGACGCCCGTGGCCGAGGCATTGTCTACCGCGCCAACGGCTACAACGGTCAGCGCATCAGCACGCACGCAGTCGAGTTTGCCATCCAAGGCTACGGCGACATCTCCGATGCCATCGCCTACACCTACCAGCAAGACGGCCACTCGTTCTACGTCCTGACGTTCCCCAGCGCCAACGCCACTTGGGTGTTTGATGCAGCCACGCAGGCGTGGCACGAGCGCGCGGGCTGGACCAACGACCAGTTCACTCGCCATCGCAGCAACTGCCAGGCTGCGTTCAACAGCGAGGTGCTGGTGGGCGACTACGCCAACGGTAAAATCTACGCCTTTGATCTGGACGTGTACGCTGATGACGGCGCGGTGCAGAAGTGGCTGCGCTCTTGGCGAGCGTTGCCGCCGGGGCAGAACAACCTCAAGCGCACCGCGCACCATAGTCTGCAACTCGATGCGGAAACAGGCGTTGGTTTAAACGGGGTTGACCCGTTTGACGTGTTTGGCTACCTGCTCACCGAGAACGACGACTTTCTTGTCGCAGAGGACGGTGACAAACTGATCATATCCACCGCAACTGTGCAGGGTGTTAACCCGCAAGCAATGCTGCGCTGGAGCGACGACGGCGGCCACACATGGTCCAACGAGCACTGGCGGTCAATGGGCCGCATCGGCGAGTACGGCTACCGCACCATCTGGCGCCGTCTCGGCATGACCGTCAAACTGCGCGACCGCGTGTACGAGGTTAGTGGTACGGACCCCGTGAAGATCGCTATCATGGGTGCTGAACTTCTCATCAGCCCCACGGATGCGTGATGACCACCCCTAGCGCCACTCCCACCCCTATCACCCCGCCGCGGGTGCCGTTCTTCGATGAACGGTCTGGGTTGATCTCGCGCGAGTGGTACATGTTCTTTCTGGGGCTATTCAGGACGGAGCAGCAGATAGACGATTGGGCCAAGGCGCCGCAGGCCAGCGATACCTCAGGCGAGATTACCAAGGCGGCGCAGGAGGCGCAACTCGCGGCGCTGCTGCGGGCCGAGGCGGGCAACGCAGCCCAAGACGCGCAACTCAGCGCTGAACTGTCATCAACCAGAGAAGAGCTTGCCGCTTTGCGAACGATGGTGCAGGGTTTGGCCGTAGCACCGCCGCCGCGCGAGTTCAAGCGGGCGCGCTACGGGTCGTTCTACGACACCACGACGCAGACGGCGACCGTCATCAACACGGCCACGGCGATCACGTTCAACACGACCGACCTGAGCAGCGGCGTGCGCATTGGCACGACGACCTCGCAGGTCATTGTGGACACCGAGGGCGTCTACAACTTCCAGACCTCGATCCAACTCGACAGCACGGTGGCGACGGCCGAAGAGTTCTACCTCTGGTTCAGGCTCAACGGGGTCGATGTGACGAACTCGGCAAGCCAGTTGCGAACGCAAGGCAACAATGCCGAGGTGTTCGTCGCGCTGAACTACTTCTTCAACCTCAAGGCCAACGACTACGTTGAACTCATGTTCTCGGTGAGCAACCTCGGCGTGCAGCTGCTGGCCTCCGGTGCCGTCGCGCCGCATCCCGGCATCCCGAGCATCATCCTCACCGTGAGCAACAACATCCAAGGAGTCCAGTGATGGCCGTGTATCTCTCACCTCTCGGCGGTGCCGGCTGGCAGTTCTTTGACAACAACGGCATCCCGCTGGCCGGTGGGCTGCTTTACACCTATGCTGCCGGCACGACCACGCCGCAGGCCACCTACACGACATCGGCGGGCAACGTCGCCAACGCGAACCCCGTCGTGCTGGACAGTGCGGGACGCATCGCCAATCAGGTGTGGTTGACCGAGGGGCAGGTGTACAAGTTTGAGTTGCGCACCTCGGCAGGCGTGACCATTTGGACGAAGGACGACATCAGCGGCGTCAATGACTTCTCTGACTTGAGCGCGCAACTGGCTGCGGCCGGCGGTTCGGCGCTCATCGGCTTTCAACAAGCCGGGGCCAGTGCCAAGGTGTCTACGGCACAAGAGAAGATGCGCCAGCGCGTCAGCATCCTCGACTTCACTGGCGTCGATCCCACCGGCGCCACCGACAGCACCGCTGGCATCCAGGCGGCGATCACCTACGCCAAGACGCTGACCTCGCCTGAACTCATCATCGACGCGGGCACGTATCTCGTCAATGCAACCCTGACGTTCGATCTGCCGAACTACAGCACGATCCGGTGCTTCGGCCTGATCCGCTCCAGCGTGTCGAACAACCCCGCGATCCGCATCGGCAGCACCTCGGCCAACACGTTCAGCCTGACCGTGACGGGCATCAAGGTCGAGCGCACATCGGTGGACACGAGCAACCTCTCCACGGGCGTGCAGCTGCGCAACCTCGTGGCGTCCTACGTCGATGTGCGGTGGTGCCGGAACTTCGAGGATGGCGTCTACTGCTACGGCGATCAGGCCAACGGCGGGTTCTCGTACAACGAGATCCACCTCGGGTTCATCCATGACAACAAGCGCAACCTGCACCTGAACGCGGCCTCGCCGGGGTACTGCAACGAGAACAACTTCTACGGCGGCACGTACAACCACAGCAGCGGCTACCCCGCGGTCGCCACGACGAACCTGCTCGTGGCGCACTTCGCCTCGTCCGTCCTGAACAACAACCGCTTCTATGGCCCGTCGTTCGAGGACAACACGGCGCTCGCCACGGCGGCCGTCATCAACGGCGACAACAACGTGATCTACTGGCCGCGGATCGAGAACCCGGCGATCCAGACCACGTACCAGATCCAGTTCACCGTCAACGCCCGCGAGTGCCGCGTGATCGGCCACGGGTTTACGATGGTGAACACGAACATCAGCGACCTCGGCTCGGGCAACATGTACGAGACGCGCGAGGGCGCGGTGATCCGTTACCAGACCCCGGCAACTGCGGGCATGGCGGTGCTCAAGCTCCAGTCCTACGCCAGCGGCTCGGCCAAGGTGCTCTCGGGTCTGGACACGGCCGGCACCGAGCGCAGTTACATCACGGGCGACGGTGACGCCTACCTCAAGCGGGCGCTGGCGCTCGAAGGCGTGCCGGCCAGCGGCACCGCGGGCGCGGTCACATACGGCGCGGGCACGCAGTTCACGGTGGGTGGCGCAGGCGGTGCATCGGCCCTGCCTGCCACGCCGCTGGGCTACCTTCGGGCCTGGGTCGGCACGACCGAGGTGGTCATTCCCTACTACGCGAAGGTTTAACATGATCCCCCGCGACAAACTGCTCCACATCGCCCTGGGCGTGCTGTGGCTCTGCGCCACGGCAGTCAACCTGCTGGTGTACACCGTCTTCGGCCTCGGCCCCGCGCTGGCCTACGGCACGACCGCCTTCGGCATCCTCTACGAGGTGAACCAATGGGTTCGCAAGGAGGGTCAGCCTGACCCGTGGGACGCTGCCGCTACGGCTCTACCTGGCTGGGTGATGTTCGTGATTTTGGAGGTCTGGAAATGAGCGTAACACCGAAGGTTCTGGTGCAGCCCGTGCTGTTGGCAGTCGCAACCACTACGCAGTACACCGTACCGGCTGGCACGCGGTGTATCATCGACAAGGCTACGGTGGTCAACACTACGGCAACGACCCGCACATTTTCAGTCTACCTTGTCCCCAGCGGGGGCTCCGTGGCTGCGTCGAACTATGTTGTGGAATCCCGCGCCGTTGTGTCAGATGAGACGTACTTGTGCCCCGAGTTGGTTGGGCAAGTGCTTCAGCCCGGCGACTCTATTGCAACCGAAGCCAGCGCAGCCACGGCGCTGGCGTTGCGCATCAGCGGACGTGAGGTGACCTGATGTTCCAGTTTCTCATCCCCGCTGCTGCCACGCTGATCGGCAGCGCGCTGCAATCTCGTCAAGTCGGTAAGGCTCAAGCGGCCGAACGTGAGCAGCAAGACAAGGCGCTTGCGCTGCAAGAGCGCATGTACGAGGAGGGCGTTCAGCGCCAGCAGCCCTTCCTCGCCGGTGGCACCGAGGACTACAACCGTCTGCGGGCGCTGATGAGCGGTGGGCCTGGCGCTGCGCAGCAGTTCCTTCAGATGGACCCGGGCTACGGCTTCCGACTGTCCGAGGGCATGAAGGCGCTAGAGCGCGGCGCGGCGGCGCGCGGCGGCCTGATCTCCGGTAACGCCCTGCGCGGGGCGCAGCGGTACGGGCAAGACCTCGCATCGCAGGAGTTCGGCAACGCTTACGGCCGGCTCGCTGGACTGGCAAACATCGGCCCATCCGCAGCTGGCGTGATGAACACGCTGGGGCAGCAGTACGCTACCGGCGCCGGCAACATCTACGGCGCGATGGGGCAGACGGCGGGACAGGCGCAACTGGCACGCGGCAGCATCTACGGCAACATGTTGAACCAACTCGGCGGCATTGGTGGGCGAGCGTTTGGTCAGCCTTTGGCGCCGGTCGAGGATCGCAGCATTTACGGCCCCGGCTAAGGAGAAGCAATGGCACTCGACTTCAGCGTCCTTCAGGGCATGGACCCGGCCGGCGCGTTCTTCCGCGGGCAAGAGGCCGTTCGCGCCGAGCGGGACCGCAACATGCTGCGCCAGATGCAGGCCGAGCAGATGGCCGCGCAGCGCGAGAACATGCTGGCGCAGCGGGAGGATCGTCGGCTGGTGGCGGCCGAGCGGCAGGCCAAGATGGACCGCGCAGCGCAGCGGCAGACATTCCTCGGCGGCCTGAGCGCCGAGATGGCAAAGGGCGGCTACAAGCTCGACCGGCCCACGCTAGGTAAGATGCTGGACTTCGGCATGTCGTCGGGTGAAGACTCGCTCATCAAACTTGCCACCGAGGGGTTGCGAGCGTTGGACGAGGATGAACGCGAGCAGTCCGAGTTGGCGC